TACTGCTGCATATCTATCTTTTAAGCTTGAAAAAGGAAAATCCGTAAAAACCTCATCACTCAAGTAATTTAGCGCGCTGTATTCACTGCTAAAGAGATTCTGCCGGATTTGACTCCCGAAGCATTTATAAAGCCCGGTGTTTGGGTCATATCCCGGATCTGTGACCGGCTTAAAATCGTCGTTAACATAAGGATGTTCCACAATGCCGATAAGGTCTTTTTCGTGGTATTCCGTCATTTCCAAAACACCTTGAATAATTCTTTTAGGCCACGGGATATTTTTAATACCACCTTTTGGCTTTTCTGTTTTGCAGACAGCTATTTTTTCAATTTCGTGGGTCAATGACTCGGCTCTTAGATGTGAGATAACCGGCATTGCGGGGTATGTGTCACCAGTCGTTTTTTTCAGTAATCTAACACTTGTGGGGGGGCTGTTTACAATTTTTACCAACTGTCCGCCGTATCTAAAGATTTTCCCTGTGGTTTGGCCTAACTGCTTGGATACCTCCCGGCAACACTTACCAGACCCATTCACGGAATAAAGAATTTCAGACTTCCCAGGGGTATTTGATGGGGAACTTTTGATCTCGGTTTCCTTTTGTGCTGCCTGTTGCCTCATATGTCCCCGCTGATTCGCTTTTGTAATGCTGATAATCTGCCCATGGTCTGTGGTTGTGAACATCTCCCCGGCTGCCCTCACAGCCCGTTTAAAATCCCCGCCATGCTCAAAATAAACGAATAAATCAAAGGCATCGAACCATGTCCCACCGTTCTTGCCGGGTTGCCCTATGCCAAAATCGCTTGAATGGTGGGAAAAACCTTTGCCGTCTTTGACGGTAACACCTGGCTTGCCGGATTCGCTGTTGGGTGATATCCATTTGCCGGCTCCACGATGATATGTAAATCCACGGATCTCTAATTCCAGTTCAATGGATACACTTTTACGGTAGGCTTCAATCGGGTCCACCTGCCCGGTGTTGATCCACTCTTCAGCCTTTTGGATCGCTGCCCGGTGGCGTTCTTCTCGGTCTGCCTGCTCTTTTTTTAACCGTTCTTGTTCTGCTGTGATCTCGTTTTTGAATGTCAAATAGGGGCCCAGGAGTGGCCCGTCAATGATTTGGTGCTGATAGTGTTTTCCCCGGTTTGGCAGATAGCACAACTGTCCAGGCCGTTCCGTTGCCCTGTCCGGTGGGAGTCCTGCGGCATCCAGCCTATCATTTAAGATTTTGGCCATCATGGAATAGTCCGCGCCCGCCACCAGCCCGGACAATGGCACCAGCACCCGGCATTTAGGGTTGTCCTCTGTGGCTGACCGGCTTGTATAGATGATGCAATGCACACCCGGCAATGCTGATTTAACCCGGCTGATAACTTCCAGCATGGCTAAACCTTTCACTTCGTCCAGGTCAGCCCAGAGGCAAAAATATTGACCGTTTCGTCGTTGGAAATCATGAACTCTGGCCATATCCCCGCCGGATGTGCTGAAAATTGCCCACTGCCCCTGATCTTTTGGAACTGACACGGGATTTTTCACCATGCTGGATATATCCTCAAGGCTTACACTGCTGTAGGGCTTCGAGTTTTTTGCGTCAGGTCTTGCGGTATGATATCCAGCATGGCCGGATACTGCTCGTGCATTTTCCAGCACTTTTAAAACATCGTATTTGTTAATTTTTACTTCACAACTCTGGTTTTTTTTGGTATTATTCATCATTCAGATTTCCTAAAAACCCCGCCCGGTTAGCGCCTGCGGGGTTTTTTGCTTTTATGGTTCAGATTCAGTCACCCCTGTTTGACTTCCAAGCAAAACTTTACATTTACATGTAAGGTAAACTAAGTGCCAAAAAAATTTAAAAGTTACTTTTTATAAAATTATCAATTTCCGCAACATCTAACCAGAATACAAGAAACGACCTCGGCGTCGCTATGTCAGCGGCGTCACTTCCAAATTTGACGCTCCCAGCCAAGTTTTCGGCACCTTCCATGACTGCAGCAATATGAAAAATGTTTTTCTTTTTTCCGTGTTTGATGGAAACGATATTAACGCCAGATCCGCACTCATTGATTTTTAACAAAATGCCCTTCAAGGCGTCACCTGCCACATAACCCCTGAGGGCAAGAGCGATCAAGATGTCACGAATATTTTGTTTGTCGTATAAGCGCATAGACCCCTGGCCGGGAGTGTCCTTTGCCGGTTGAATAATCCCTTTTTCGGCCAAATCGGTTATTTGACGGGGCGTTACTCCGGTTGATCGTGCGCAAATTTCAGACGGTGTGTAAATCATAATTGTATCCCTTTTGTAAAGTTTACATTGAATGTAAGCTTTTTTGCGGTGCTTGTCAAAGTTTTTTTCAAATTCGGGAAGGGAGCTATTTTTTCGCCCGGCTGTCCAGTTCGTCCACAGCAAATTTATTACCGGCATCAGCCATCAACTGGAGGACATTATCCTGCATTTTCCGGAACTCGTTGACGATTGCGGTCTGATCCACCTGGCCCTGGTCCGGGGTCCATCCATCGTGCCAATTGTTTTCGATGCACTTCCCCAGGTAGGCTTTGTATTTTTGCCATGTGTCGCCATTCGATCCGGCATTGGTGTAGAGTATAGCGTTTTTTACATATTCCATAGAATGGGTAGTTAACGCCTTTTCAATAGTCCTTTTGACTGATTGCTTCAGGAGGTGTTCGGGGATCAAAGAATATAATCCAGCAAGGATCTTGATTTTTTCATTTTCAGAAAACGACGGCGACGAATTTTTTTTTGGTTCCTGGTCCACTGGTTCCGTCTGATCCTGTGGCGTTGCTGTTTTGTCGTCGTCAGTCTTTAGTTTATCTTTAGTCTTTAGTAGTGGCGGGTTTTCGGTATCCCGATTTACCGTATTCCGATTTTCGGTATACGGTTCAGGTTCAGTATTGACGGGCGGTTTAACTTCTATCGGTTCCTCATGAACAATATACTCGCCACGCATCATTTTACCGCCATCATCCCGGACAAATACATGCTCAAGATACCCGGCCTCTTTCAACTCTTTCAGCCCTGAATAGATGGACGCTTTCCCATCCCGGCAGGTTTTCACCAGTTGAGAGACATAAACCTGCCAGTCATCCGGCTTAGATAGCAGTGTGGCCCATATGCCCCTGGCCTTCATAGATAGGTTCGGATCATTCAACGGAAGGTTTGAAATGATAGAAAAATTTTTCTGTTTGTGGATTCTGATGATACTCATGGCAGCTCCTTTTGATTTGGAGCCCGGCAGGATTCGGATAAAAGACTTGAAATTGTATCTGGCTTGCTTTATCCTTTACTCACATATTTTAGAGATACCCTGCCAGGTACTCAAGTTTAAGCCCCGCGATACGACAAATATCGTGGGGTTTTCCTTTTATGTGAATATCGCCTATCGAATGTATCGTCAATGAATTTCATTTTTTGGGGGGCGGATATTAGCTTTTCTTAGCCAGTTCTTTCAGTATGCGGCTATAGAAAATGCCGGCATTGGTTTTGTTAAACTTTTCACTTCTCAAAGGTTTTAATCCCTGGGTGTTGAGTTGGTCCGCTATTTCTGCCCATTCAACCTTGGACTTGCGCTGTTCGTCCATGTATTCAAACAGCCATTTCCGATATTCCGGTGTACCGTGTTTTGGTATGGTGGACAGATCCACACCAGATGCGGTTTCAGGTTCCTGATCCGGTGCGGGGATTTCGGTCTGGTGTTCAACTGGTTTGGCATCAGGCTCTATCTCAGCCTTGTTTATTCTATCGTTACTACATACGTTTGTTGTATCGCTTGTACTATCACCCTGCTTTGACTGGTCCAGGGTGGAAACATAGACGGTTAAGGCCTTTTCGATGATTGCACCAAATGACTGAGGGGTTCCGGCCTGTTGAGCGTTGTCCCTGATCCGGGTCAAGGTGTCATAGCATTCTTTGGTTACAATGGCTGACAGTTGCCTACCACCTTCTGATTTTTTCTTCTCCATGAACCGCCAGTTTCTTTGCCTGGCTTTTGCCCGGATCTGGTCAAGTTCGGCCTGGGCGGTGCCGTGCTTCTCTTCGGTGTATTTGAATTTGCAGGCTCCACACATTCCGGCCATGGGTTGGCCTTTGTGTAAATTGGCTGTGGCCTGTTCGAAGGTTGTCAGCTCTTTCCTGCAATCTTTGCACTTATCCGTCATGGTTTATCCTTTCGTTTGTATTAACGCTTATTGGATAGTTACTATAAACAGCCATAATATACAAGGCAATTTTGAAGTTTTCTTGAAAAAAGACAGGGTTGTTGAAAATATCTAATTAAACCGATGCGTTGGAATTAAGGTCTGATAATACGCAGTATGTAAACTTTTATGCTTTTGGGTCTGAAACGGCTGGCAATAAAGGGTTTGCGGCTCAAGCGGCTTATTGTTCGATTCTGGATACATGGCACCATTTGAATAGGACTATAAGCGGGTTGGCTTGAAACGGCTTTTTTGATCAGGGGCCTGGCTTTTTTCCTAAGATTGCATAGGATGTTTTTTCATGTTAAAAAATTATCTTTCAACCTTTCAAAGGAAAATTGATATGAATTATTGGTATCATGGCGGCAACCTTGAGGACGGAAAACCAAAGGGTGCATATTTGTTTGTTACAAATGCTCTTAAACGTGCAGAATCTAATGTGCGCGAGTATGGTGGTAAGGTTTACCGCTTGCGCCCTGAATATGAGTATTTAGTAAAGGAACCCCTTGAAAAAAAAGCTAACGATATCAAGGCCATTCATCAAGCCGATTTGAAACAACTTGGCGGAGCACTATCCGTTTTTAAGGAATATGACGAATAAATCGCAGATATTTCCTGATATCGACACATTTTAGTTTTATCTTGCAGACTGGACAGATCATTGGAATAAAGAAGGCCCACTCCCCTGGCGAAGGAATGGGCCTTGTCTGCCCCCGCTCGGATGTTTAGGGGGCAGATGGGTTTAAATATTATCTATCTGGCAGCCAAGGTCACAAACGGGCTGACTTGGGTCTCTCCGTCTGGCAAAAGAAGTGGTTCATCCCAAAGGGGTTGGCCGTCGTGGCGTTCAATCAAACGCGCTGCACCTTCATCAGATTGGAAGTATAGATGTTGACTCAAATCAATGCGCATTTCGGACCTCAACCCTACAACGTACTGTGAAAAATCCGCTAATAGGATATCGCCCTTGTCACCCAGTTTTTCGGTCTTTTCTGTTATGATCACAGGTCTGGTCAGGATACTAAAATTACCATTGCTTTCCTTCATAACGGGGATATGATCGCCACCGGTGCCGATTGCTACGCTAAGCTGAAGAAGCTGGCTAATAGTACTTTGGTGACATACAAACACACTATTCTTAAAACTGGCTGCATGCAGTTTTGCCAGCATGCCTACCAAATTTTCATACAAAATAGTGCCTTCACTCTGACCGTCCTCAATGGGTTGTACCAAAGTACAACCGGCATTAAGGATGCCAAGGGGTTCACCGGCACCAGATCCTTTGAGAAACGCCTTATCCCTGTACCATGATAGGCCTTTGCCGCAAATATCCAGCAATTGCTGTTCTCCGTTGGGAGCATCGGCCATTAATTCGTTTGAAAAACGCATAAAACCGGTCAGCTTTTTTGCCTGAAGGGTCATTTGCCGGGTTTTGGGGTTGGCTTCTGCCAGCGTTCCTGCTTCAGGCGTATATGATGCCGTAAAGCCGCCGTACAAATTTGATGAATGATCGCCAATGTTCATTCCGGGCAATTTCATCTCGTTGGAAATCATGACCTGCACGGTCGCCATAGGCATGACCAATTCATTCTCAAGGGAGACATTGTGGATCTTTTTTGAGTATTCGACGGGCACCAAAAAACCGCCGTCGGACGGCGTGCCCTCATTCATGGCCCTTTTGGTTAAATCCGGATGGTATCTGCCGCTAAATAACGCTTCAAAAAACCGACTTTCCTTATCGGTCCATTTATATTCACCCTGGGCAGATCCAAACAAGCTGCGGAAATCTTTCTTATCCGTCGCCGTTCTGATTTCATACGGTTTCTTGTCGTTCCGGGATTCATGACCCGCCGGGATATCCTGCCTACCATCCCAATTTACTGGGGTTCTATCCGGCTCGCCACTGTATTTCAATTTATTTTCATCGATTTGGGATAGGTAATTATCAGCCTCAGACCGCTCTAAAGCTGTCAAGGCGCGGTTCTCTTTTTCTGCTTTGTCTTTAATTTTTGCCAATCTGTAAATCAAATCTGGTGTATTCATCTGTTTTTCCTTTGTAATTAATTTTGAATTTCAATGAGTTACAAGGAAAATGATTGATCTTAGGATTTCAATTTTCCGCTTATGGTCACCGGGTTAACCGGCTGTGTGCTGTGTGCTGCTTCCGCCAAAATCAGGGAGCTTCGGCTTTGATCCGGCTTGTGTGTGGTGGCAGGTCCAGGGGAGCGAGGCTTATTTGCGACCCCTGAACCATCACCGACAATACACAATTCTTATTATAAGCTTGTTTTGAGAATAATCAAACGATTATGACACCTAATAACGAACAATATTCAGTAATCACACTTATTTTAAGAATTATTGTCTGTTTTGCCCACAATATTGAGGTGTGGCTTTAAAAATTTATCGAGTAGTTCAGGCTTTAAGTCGAAATCCCGGTGCAATTTGCGAATAGTTCGCTCTGTATCTCGGGCCATTTTTAGTCTTGGATTTTTTTGATAACCCTTTGGGGTCCCATTTTTGATGATGTGGCCTGTTTTAGACAGTTCCAGGACTATCGTATTATGAAGCGCCACACTGTCACAATACATCCGCAGCAGGTCATAGCCCCCGGGGTTAAAATGCCCAGGCGGGTAAGCCGCAAACAAAGCTATCCACACTTGAGACGCTTCAGGGCTCATGCCCTCCATTGGCTTTGCCCTGGTGGGCTTCTTGGGCTTTAAAAGCTTCAATTTCATGGCTTGTCCCCCTTAAATAGCAGACCTGCCCGTTTGCTTTCGGGCTTCGGGGCCTCACCTACCTTGACGGTCGAATTTACGTTAAGTTGTAATTTTGTGGATAATGACGCCATCACCGCCGCACACGCGTCCCTCTCTAATGCCCAGGGGTTCCGCTTGGTCACACCATTAACTTGAGTGATCACACCCCCTGTTTTTTTGACTTCCTTGATTGCCTGAGCATTTCCCGAACACGCCTCACAGTAGGCTCTGAGCTGTTCCAGGGTGCCTGGCTTGAAGTGATCCGGCGCGTGAGATTCTACCACCTGTTTCCAGATCTTCCGGCCCCATGGCGTCATCCCTGTGGGTGGATCTGGACGTTTTTTCACCACCGGGTCAAGGACAGTTAGCCCGGCCCGGGTTGGTTTTCTTCCTATTTTTGCCATGATAAAATTACCCCTATTTTTTTAGTGACTTAAATTTCCCTTCTGCAATTTCGCTGTATATGTTAGATGCTGCTAAGAATACAACCCGCCCAACCCCTATGCCCCATCAAGGGGCTTCAGTTCCAACCCTTATCGATATCACCGGCGATGGCCATACGTTTTCCTTGTGACAAACACTCGTCTGCCTGTTCCAGTAATTTGTTTAAGCAGGCTTGCAGGGCGACCAGCCTTTGACTGTCCTTCGTGTTTACAAGATGAACTATAGCCCTTTGATTGATCTCAAGCACACGGGACATTGCTGCTACTGTTAATTCTTCCATCTCCATTTCTGGGCTGTTTTCCGGGCCTGCTGTCCATGAGGCCTTGCCGGCTGCTTTTGCTACCATGATGAGTTCTCCTTGTGCTTCGCCTTTTATATTTTTAACCATTCTGTGTGTTTCCATCTGTCTTATTGTGTATAGGTTTGAAATTGTTAAACCTATACGCTTTTGTTCAATGATTTCATGTATTTGTCTTTGATGTATAGGTTTGTGGCCCGTCCATATATATTTACTTTTTTTTAAAAAACTCAAAAAAATTCGGGTTAGTGTTAAACCTATACACAACTATACATTGTGCTTATCTATCTAATATCATTGAAGAATTTGGTATAGTTTTAGAGTTTCCAAACCTATACATTTTGAGTAGTTCCAGCCTTACTTTTCGGTAGCTTTTCATTTATTACAATTTTGCACTTTCCAGAGAGTCTTATTGAACTGCGCTCTTGTGGTCCCAACTCCCGCATGAATCAGTTTAAAATCACCGAAGAATCGGTTCTTCATCCCGGACAGCCATTTCCCTAATGATCTGGTTGTGGGAACTCCACTGGAAAAGATATCCTGCATGGCATCCAGTAACGGGTTTTCTTCGGCTGTATATCCGGGTTGGGGTTCACGGCATTTATCAAGAACTTGCTTTGCGGTCTGGGGAGCGCTTCCAAATGTTTCAAACCAGGCCTCAAAAAAGTTTCGCTGGCCTTCAAGCTTAGGATCTGCCTGTTTATTCTTCTGAAAGATTGTCCCTATGTCCTCACCAGTGATTTTTAATATTGGATATCTGACAAACTTATCCCATGAAGGGAACCTTGATGGAAGAGCACCAGATTGGTTAAAATCTTTACCCGCCATAATTACTTGCATACATGCAGACAGGATCTTTTCCCGGTTCTGTCCACACCAGGCCCCAACGTCTCCACGTGTGAACCGTCGTTGGTCCGGGTTCGCCGTTCGGGGATCAAGCTCAATGGGTAGGATTCGGGTATTAAAATCTCCACAAACGGATACATTATTCCCGGTAAACATCCATAAAACACTGCATGGCACTGTAATCGTCTGATTTTTCCCCAACCACCGATTAGAATAACTGTCAGACGTCAAGACCTTCGCCAGCTCGTTTGACTCAATGACAGATCCTTCCTGCAGATTGTCAAACAAAACCGAACTGTGGCCTTCCTGTAAGATCCCCAATAAATGCTTTGCCATTTCTGCGCTATCATCTGAAAAGGTAGACGCTGCCGCCGGCCGTCCATAAAGTGAATGGCTTATCACCTGCGCCAATGTAGTCTTGCCGCTTGATTGTACGGGTGCCGTGAACAGATATCCAGGACATCCAGAGTTATCAGATATCAATTTCCGCTGCATCCCTGTCAATAAACAGGATACTGCTGCATATCTATCTTTTAAGCTTGAAAAAGGAAAATCCGTAAAAACCTCATCACTCAAGTAATTTAGCGCGATGTATTCACTGCTAAAGAGATTCTGCCGGATTTGACTCCCGACGCATTTATAAAGCCCGGTGTTTGGGTAATATCGCGGATCTGTGACCGGCTTAAAATCGTCGTTAAGATAAGGATGTTCCACAATGCCGATCAGGTCTTTTTCGTGGTATTCCGGCAT